ACTAATATTAATACAACTGCAGTTACTGCAGAAGTAGAATTAGTTAGTACAACATCAAATCGAGCTGGTAATAATAATGCTGCTAATGGGACTTCGTTTTTAGTAAAAGACGTGAGCATTCCCGCAGGAAGTTCTTTAGAGGTTTTAACAGGCGGTAAAGTAGTATTAGAAACAACAGATGTTTTGAGAATTGATTGTTCAGTTGCAGATAAACTATCAGGCACATTGTCTATAATGGAGATAACGTAAGATGGCGTATATCGGGAATCAACCTACAGAGGCATTTACTACATTTGCCACTCAAGAATTTTCGACGAGTGCTACATCTTCGTATACTTTGGATCACGCGGTTACAAACGAAAATGAAATTGCGTTATTTGTTAATAACGTAAGACAACAACCTGGATCAGGAAAAGCATATACAGCAACGGGCACAGCATTAACGCTATCAGCAAATACAGCTAGCACAGATACAATGTACTGTGTATTTTTAGGTAGAGCATTACAAACAGTTAATCCACCTGATGGTTCAGTAGCCACTGCAAAAATAGCAGCTACTGCTGTAACAGGTGCTAAATTAAATACTGATGTTATTTCTGCACAAACAGCTTTAGCTACAGCTCCTGCTGATACAGATGAATTATTAATATCAGATGCAGGAGTATTAAAAAGAATTGATTATAGTTTACTTAAATCTACACCAACACATGTTTTAATATCTACAACTACTGTATCAAGTGCAGTTTCAGAAGTTAATATAACTTCAAATATAGATAGTACCTATAAGAGATATATATTTCACGTTGATAATTTAAGCTGTGCAACTAATAATGCTCATTTACATTTTAGATTTTTTCAAAGTGGTAGTATTGTTAGTTCAAGTACTTATGATTGGGTTTATTATTATGGTCAAAGTAATGATAGTGGATTTAATGGTTACGCAAGCAGTCAAAATGATAGTTATATAAGATTGTTAGATGAAGTAAAAAGTGATTCAGACCAAACAGCATATTTAACACTTACTCTTTATGACCCATCTAATACAACAACACATAAAAGAATAGACAGTATAAATACTTATTCAAGAGGTGGAAATATAAATGCTCAAAGAGTCGGTGGTAGAATTGAAGACACTAGCGCAGTAGATGGTGTAAGATTTTTTATGTCATCAGGAAATATTGATGGTGGAATTATTAAAATGTATGGAGTAGCATAATATGGCATATATAGGAAAACAACCAATAGTAGGAAACTTTCAAATTTGTGACGCAATTAGCGTTGTAAATGGTCAAGCGGCATACACGATGCAAGTCGCAAGTACAAATGTAAGTCCAGAATCAGCTAACCACATGTTAGTTAGTTTAAATGGTATATTACAAAAACCAGGATCTTCATTTACTGTATCGGGAGCTACGATTACATTCGCTAGCAACTTAGTTACGAACGATGTTATTGACTTTATAATTTTATTAGGTGATGCATTAAACTTAGGCACACCCTCAGATGGAACTGTAGCTACAGCAAAGATAGCAGCTAATGCAGTAACAGCAGCTAAATTTAATGCAGATGTAATCTCAGGACAAACAGCGTTAGCGGCAGAACCTGCTGATACAGATGAGTTTTTAGTTAGCGATGCTGGTGTATTAAAAAGAATTGATTACAGTTTAATAAAAGCAGCACCCACACACGTTTTGCTTTCTACAGCAACATTATCTAGTTCAGCATCAGAAATACTTGTTACTTCAGGAATAGATAGCACTTATAAATCATATATGATTGATATTATAAATCTGCACCCAGCGACAGATAATAAAAGTTTAAATATGCAATTTAGACAAGGTGGTTCAACAATAACATCTTCTATTTATGATTATGGTTTTACACACATTGGATCAAATAATACAAACACACACAACTATACACATGATGACCCACAAATAAGTATGGCAAATAATATTAATACTGATGCAACAAGTGGTGTATCAGGTAGAATTTTTTTGTATGAACCATCAAACACTACTTACGATACTAGAATACAATGGGGTATTACTTTTGAACTTAACGGAGACTATCAATGCCATGCTTCAGGTTCAGGAAGAATAGAAAGCACAACAGCAGTAGATGGATTTAGACTTTTTATGTCTAGTGGTGATATTGATCTTTGCACAGCAGTAAAAGTTTACGGAATAACATAGGAGATAATTATGGCTATTTCTAAAGTTAATTATAACAGCCTTAACGTAACTCCCACAGCAAGTAAATTTTTAATGTGGGATTCAGATGCAGATGCACTGCAGGCTTCTGATGTTGGTGGTAATTTAAAATTATTATCAACACAAACAGCTAGTTCTAGTGCAACATTAAGTTTTACAAGTGGAATAGATTCTACATATAAAGAATATATTTTTAAGTTTATTAATATTCATCCAGCATCAGGACAATATTTTACATTTCAAGGTAGCACAGATGGTGGTAGTAGTTATGGAGTTACTCTTACTTCAGCAGTTTTTGATTCTTATAATTTTGAAAGTGGTAGTGCACAAGCCCTTCGATATTTAACGGGTGGAGATCTAGCACAATCAACTTCATTCCAACGTATATATACTGTAACACCAAATACAGATAATGATGCAAGTGCATCAGGCACGTTACATCTATTTGATCCAAGCAACACTACATTTGTAAAACATTTTATAAGTAATATTAATGTTATGACAGATAATCCAGCATCAGATCAAACATTTCTTTCTGGATATTTTAACACAACAAGTGCAATAGATGCTATTCAATTTAAAATGGCATCAGGAAATATAGATTCTGGTGTAATTAAAATGTATGGAGTATTATAATGGCATTAAGTAAATTTGAATATAATAGTTTTGATGTAACACCAGTTGCAAGTAATGCCTTTGCTTTTAACTCTACACCTAATGGCTTAACTACAGCAGCTTCAGGAGCAATGACATTACTTACCACTAATACTATTACATCAGGTGTTTCTTCTTCAAGTTTTACATCAAGTATCGATAGCACATACGATACTTACTTATTTAAATTTATAAATATTCATCCAGCTAGTGATCAAAAAAATTTTACGGTTAATTTCAGAGACGGTGGAAGTGATTTTGATGCAACAAAAACTACAACTATGTTTTTATCTAATCACGAAGAAGGTGATTCGTATGCCGCAATAAGTTATATGACTTCATTCGATTTAGCACAAAGCACCTCTTATCAACCTTTAACAGAAAATACAGGTGGAGACAATGATCAAGGGTGTACAGGTGACCTTTTTCTTTTTTCACCATCAAGCACAACTTTTATAAAACACTTTATAGCTAGAACACATAACTGTCGTCACGCAGATGCCGCAGAATTATATACTACTGCTGGATATTGTAATGTAACTGCAGCCATTGACGGTGTAGATTTTAAATTTTCTAGCGGAAACATAGATAGCGGTGTTATAAAAATGTATGGGGTAACAAAATAATGGCTTTAAATAAATTACCCTTTGGAAGTTTTAATGTTACAGCTGCTGCTAGTACAGCTATAAGATTTAATTCTGATGCTGATGGTTTTGAAACAGCAAGTGCTGGAGGTAGTTTAGTTAAAATAGCTTCATCAACTGCAAGCTCAAGTGCATCAGTATCTTTTACTTCTGGTATTGATAGCACCTATAAAGAATACATATTTATTTTAAATAACATACACCCAGCCACAGATGGTGCAGAATTTGGATTTAATTTAAGTATAGATGGTGGTTCAAATTATAATGTAGCAAAAACGTCTGCTCCATTTATGGCACTTCATTCAGAAGATGATTCAGAGGCATCCGTTGCATATGAGGGTGGTATTCAAACAGCACAGGCAACAGGAACACAATATTTATTAGAAAATCTTGGTAATGATAATGACCAATCGCTATCAGGATATTTACATTTGTTTGAACCATCATCTACTACCTTTACAAAGCATTTTATGTATGTTGGTAATGCCTCAAAATCTAATAATCAATCAATTAATTTTTATATTGGTGGATATGGAAATACAACATCAGCAGTAAATGCTATTGAATTTAAGGCGGATAGTGGCAATGTAGATTCAGGAACTATAACAATGTATGGAGTTACCTAATGTCAGTAGTATTTGCAAACAATAATTCTTTATCAGCAATCACAGCTTTACCAACAGCTGTATCAGGTGGTGCTTTAAATTTAATATCTACATCTACAGCTAGTTCTAGCTCAGCAGTTTCAATAACAAGTGGATTAGATTCAACTTATAAAGAGTATATTATAAAATTTATAAATTGTCACCCATCTGCTAGTTCATATTTAACATTTCAAGCAAGCGTAGATAGTGGTAGTAATTATAATACCGCTTGCACCTCATCAATATTTTCTGCTTATCACGATGAAGCTGATAGTAGCACTGCTCTAGGATATAACACATCAAGAGATGCGGCACAATCTACAAGTTTTGTTCCCTTACAGATTGATGCAACACACAATGATAATGATAGCAGTTGGAGTGGAACTTTACATATCTTTGATCCAAGCAACACAACTTTTGTAAAACATTTTTTATATAGCGATAATCATTATGGAAATGCTTATTGTTTTTCTGTTTTTACTGCTGGATATTTTAACACAACAAGTGCAATAGATGCTATTCAATTTAAAATGTCATCAGGCAACATAGATGCAGGAGTTATAAAATTATATGGCGTTAGTTAAATACAATAATAATTCTATAAGTGATATTACAGCAGCTGCTGGTATGTCTAGTGGTGGTATGAATTTAATTACAACTAACACTATATCTTCGGGAGTAACATCATCCTCTTTTACTTCTAATATTGATAGTACGTATGATACTTATTTATTTAAATACATTAATATTCATCCAGCTACAGATAATGCAGATTTTACTTTTAATATGTCTGCAGATGGGGGCAGTAACTATAATGTAACTAAAACAACTACTTGGTTTGGTCCATACTCTAAAGAAGATGGTGCAGCAGCAGCTTTAAGTTATGAAACATCAAATGATTTAGCACAAAGCACAGGATACCAAATACTTGCAAAAGACCCTGAAGCAAATAGTGCTGATGGAAGTATAAATGGTGAGTTATTTTTATTTAACCCATCTTCAACAACTTTTGTAAAACATTTTATTGCTAGATTAAATTATATGGCAGATACTTATAGTTATGCTGTTTATTGTGCAGGATATGGAAATACTACAAGTGCTGTTAATGCAATAGATTTTAAACACGCATCTGGTAACATAGATAGCGGAGTCATCAAAATGTATGGATTGAGTAAATCATGAGCATAGTTAAATTAAATAATAATGGTGTAAAAAACGCAACTGCTTTTGGTAGCATAACAGGACTTGGTGATTTAGTTTTTATTAAAAGGCAAACTGCTAGCGATGCAGCGTCAATAGAATTTAAACACGGAACATCAGATGTAGTTATTGATAGCACATATAAAGAATATATTTTTTTCTTTAACAACATGCACCCAGAAACAGATGCTACTGATATGACAGTCAATTTTTCAGTTGATACTGGCTCAAACTATAATGTTACAAAAACTACAACTTTTTTTAGAACACAACATTATGAAAATGGTACAAGTGGTGTTGTAGCATATATAGCTGGAAATGATTTAGCACAAGCTACTGGAGAACAATACTTAAATCAGGATGGAAGTATGGGTGCTGATAATGACCAGTGTCTTGCTGGTTATCTACATTTATTTGATCCATCATCAACTACTTTTGTTAAAAATTTTATTGCTACTACAATAGAAGTAAATGCTGGTGACAGATGTAGAGAAGCGTTTGTAGCTGGATATGGAAATACTACAAGTGCCATAGACGCTGTTAGATTTAAATGTTCTAGTGGTAATATCAATGGATCAATAGATTTGTATGGGGTAAATTAGGCTTTTACAACTATATGAAATAGTATATAAACAAAAAACAAGGAGAAAAAATATGCCTAGATACAAGATGGTTAACGGTGAGCGAATACAATTTACAGCAGCTGAAGAGACAGCAAGAGACGCTGAAGAACAAGCGTGGGCGGATGGTGCTGTAGCAAGAGCACAAGCTGATCTAAGAGCTAAAAGAAATAGACTCTTAGCAGAAACAGACTTTTATGCTTTATCTGATGTTACTATGTCATCTGACATGACAACATACAGACAAAATTTAAGAGATCTTCCTGCTGGTAAAGACACTGTTGCAAAATGTACAGACGCTACTTGGCCGACTAAACCATAAGGCATAGGAAATCACTATGCTGCAAAAAGTTAAATTTGCGCCTGGATTTAATAAACAGGTCACAGCAACTGGAGGTGAAAGCCAATGGGTTGCAGGTGATAATGTTAGGTTTAGATATGGGACACCAGAAAAAATAGGCGGTTGGGCTCAACTAGGTTCAGTCGATATTACAGGTCGTAACACAGCTATTCATCATTTTATTAGTACAGCAGGTATCAAGTATGCAGCACTTGGTACAAACAGAATGTTGTATGTTTATTCTGGTGGTGTGTTTTATGATATTACACCTCTTAAATCTACAACAACATTAACAAGTGCATTTTCTACAACTAATGGATCTGCAACTGTAACAATAACTTTTGCATCTGCTCACAATATAAATAAAGGCGATATTATTTTATGTGATAGTTTTACTTCTATAACTAATTCTAATTATAATTCTGATAATTTTGACGACAAAAGATTTCAAGTTACTACAGTACCTACTGATACAACTATAACTATTACTCTAGCTTCTAACGAAAGCGGATCAGGAGCATCTACATCAGGTGGCATAAGAGTTAAACACTACTTTTCTGTAGGTCCAGCTGTAGAGGTTGCATCAACAGGTTGGGGACTAGGACCTTGGAGTGGATTTAAATCTGGTCAGTTTACATCAACATTATCATCAAGTATCAACACATCAGTTACAAGTTTAACAATGGCTAGTTCTTCTTCGTTTCCATCTTCAGGAACTGTATTAATTGATAACGAACTTATTACCTATACAGGTAACAGCGGTGGAACTTTATCTGGTTTAACTAGAGGAGCTTCAGGAACTACAGCAGCTACACATTCGTCAGGTGCAACGGTAACAGATGCATCTAATTTTTTTGCATGGAATGCTGCAGCATCAGGAGATATTATTACAGATCCAGGTTTATGGACATTAGATAATTTTGGTAATAAACTATTGGCTTCTATTTTTAATGGAGAAACTTTTGAGTGGGATGCTAATGCATCCAATGCAACAAATACCAGAGCTACTATTGTAACAAGTGCACCCACAGCTTCTAGAAGTATGATTGTATCTGCACCGGATAGACACTTAGTATTTTTTGGTACAGAGACAACAATAGGCACAAAGTCTACACAAGACGAAATGTTTATACGATTCTCTTCTCAAGAAGATATTAATAGTTATACACCAACAGCAACAAACACAGCAGGTACACAAAGACTATCTGATGGATCAAGAATTGTAGGAGCACTTAGAGGTCGAGACGTTACATATATTTGGACAGACACAGCTTTATTTATTATGAAATTTGTAGGCTCACCTTTTACTTTCTCATTCCAACAAGTTGGTACAAACTGTGGATTAATAGGAAAGAATGCAGCTGTTGAAGTTGATGGTTCTGCATATTGGA